GGACTTGATGTCAACTACAATGTCATTACAGAGACAGTAACTATATCTGGTTTCTCAGCAACTACCACAAATACATTTTATAGGGTGTATAGAGCAACTTATTCAAACACTGCCGATATTGCAAACAGTAAGCGTATTCTAATAAGAGTATCTACAACCACTGTTGCAAAAATATTAGAGAATATAGGACAGACATTGATGTCTGTATATACTGTTCCTGCAGGTAAAACTGGTTCTATAATGAGATTAGATGTAACTGCACAAGGAACAGCAACAGGTAGTTTTAAACTGTATGTTCGTGAAGGTGGTACAGGGAATTTTGTTGTGAAGCATATCGCAGAAGTAAATGGTGTTGGTGGTCCATATCAACTTACTTATCCAATTCCTCAGTCATTCCCAGAAAAAACAGATATTGATGCGAGAATGCATACATTATCAAATAATGGTAGATATACCTGCACTTTTGATATTTTACTTACGGATAATTAATTATGAGTAATACTGATATTTATTTGGGCAATCCAAATCTCAAGAAAGCAAACACTGCTATTGAGTTTACCCAAGATAACATTGAAGAATATATTAAGTGTAAAGAAGACCCCGTATATTTTGCAAAGAACTATGTTCAGATTGTGACTCTGGATCATGGTCTTCAACCGTTTAAGTTATACGACTTCCAGGAAAAATTAGTAAGAAACTTTCACGAAAAGAGATTTAATATCTGTAAGATGCCAAGACAGACTGGAAAGTCTACCACCGTGGTATCTTTTCTATTACATTATGCTATCTTCAATGATAGTGTCAATATTGGTATCCTGGCAAACAAAGCATCCACGGCAAGAGAACTTCTTGGAAGGTTACAGATTGCTTATGAGAACCTACCTAAGTGGATGCAACAAGGGATTCTAGCATGGAACAAAGGTAGTTTGGAACTAGAGAATGGTAGTAAGATATTAGCAGCATCTACGTCTGCTTCTGCTGTTCGAGGTATGTCATTTAACATCCTCTTCCTTGACGAATTTGCATTCGTTCCAAACCATGTTGCAGACTCATTCTTTGCATCTGTTTATCCTACGATTACTTCTGGTAAATCAACAAAGGTAATCATTGTTTCTACCCCACACGGTATGAATCACTTCTACCGTATGTGGCATGATGCGGAAAGGGGATTCAATGATTATACACCAACAGATGTTCATTGGTCTCAAGTACCTGGTAGAGATGAAGTCTGGAAAGAACAGACTATTAAGAACACATCAGAACAACAGTTCAAGGTTGAGTTTGAGTGTGAGTTCCTAGGTTCTGTTGATACACTCATTGCACCATCAAAACTTAAGACATTAGTCTATGAGAATCCTATCCAAAGAAATGCTGGATTAGATGTCTTTGAACCAGTCAAAGAGAATCATGATTATATTATGACTGTTGATGTTGCAAGAGGAGTTGGTGGAGACTACTCTGCATTTGTTGTTATTGATATTACTACATTCCCACATAGATTGGTTGCAAAGTATAGAGATAATGAAATCAAACCAATGTTATTTCCAAGTGTTATCTATGAAGTAGCAAGGAATTACAATGAAGCATTTATACTCTGTGAGGTCAATGACGTTGGAGACCAGGTTGCATCAATCCTTCAATATGACCTGGAGTATCAAAACTTGTTAATGTGCTCTATGAGAGGTAGAGCAGGTCAGATTGTAGGACAAGGATTCTCTGGTAAGAAGACGCAACTTGGTGTTAAGATGTCTAAGACTGTAAAGAAAGTTGGGTCTCTCAATCTCAAAACAATGATTGAAGAGGACAAACTTATTCTATGGGATTACGAGATTATCTCAGAACTTACTACCTTTATTCAGAAGAACAATTCTTTTGAAGCAGAAGAAGGATGTAATGATGACCTTGCAATGTGTCTTGTAATCTATGCCTGGATGGTTGTACAAGATTACTTTAAAGAACTGACTGAACAGGATGTTCGTAAGAGATTATATGAAGAACAAAAAAATCAGATCGAACAGGACATGGCACCATTTGGATTCTTAGATGATGGTTTGGGTGAAGATAATTTTGTAGATGAAGATGGTGACAGATGGTATACACAGAATAACAAAATGGACGAATATGGAAACACTGCTGGTGGTTGGGAACTCTGGAATTACTGATGGATTTAGATGGTCAAATAAAACTTGGACACTTACTTCTGAATGATAGGAAGTGTAGAACTTGTGGAGAGACAAAGAACCTGATAGAAGGTTTTTATAGGACAAGAAAAGATAGAGGGCCTGTCGCATCTTCTTATTCTTATGAATGTAAAGAGTGTACTGTTAGAAGAGTTATAGAGAATAGAAAGAAAATAACTCCATTTGTTGATTGGAATTATCCAGATTGGTGACTCACGTCGTATTTCCCCACTGAAAAGACCCATAATCATAAATATTTTTAGATAAACTGAGATCACGGAGAAAAATTCATGGCGACTCCTCAATTATCTCCAGGCTTAATTGTCAGAGAAGTTGACTTAACAGTAGGAAGAGCAGATAACGTTCTTGATAACATCGGTGCAATTGCCGGTCCATTTGAACTTGGGCCGGTAAATGAGGCGATTGACATCACGACAGAACAAGAACTCATCAATTCCTTTGGTAAGCCACTTTCTACTGACAGACAGTATGAGTACTGGATGACTGCTTCATCCTACCTGTCATATGGTGGTGTACTGAAAGTTGCAAGAGTCGCAGGTTCTACATTGGGTAACTCCAATGCTGGTGCTGGATTGGCTTCTACATCGATGACTGGTAATGGTAGAATTGATAACTACGATGACTACCAGGCCAATCACACAACTGATACTACTTGGAACTACGCAGCAAAGAACCCTGGTAAGTGGGCAAACAATCTGAAAGTATGTGTTATTGATAACGCTGCTGACCAAACAATCGGAATCAATACTACTGACCCTGGTGCCAGTGGAGCACTGGTTGGTAACGGTGTTACTGTAAGTCTCAGTAGTGTTGTTATTCCTGGTGCAGGTACTACTTCAGTATTCAACGGTTACCTCAAAGGTATTATTACTGGTGTTACTACTGATTCTGGTGGTTCTAGTTCAATTGACGTTAAAATTGTCTCCAGAGTTTCTTCTGGAAACACCGAAACTAAAATCAGTTATCAACAGAGTAATAGTGCTGCTTCAATCGCTGTTTCTGACACTGTAAACTTTGTTAATAACTCTGGTATCAACACAGGTACTTCACAAGCAGCAACAACTTCTGTTGACTGGTATGATCAACAAAGTCTTGGACTCACCAATTCCACAGTTTTTTGGAAGTCAATTGCACCGAGACCAGTAGCGTCAAACTATGTTACTCAGAGAAACGGTGGAAATGATGGTATTCACGTTGTAGTTGTTGATGACACTGGTTCAGTAACAGGTATTCAAGGAAACATCCTTGAGAAGTTTACGAATCTTTCTAAGGCAGTAGATGCTACCTCTGATGGTGACGCACCAACGAAGACTTACTATAAGAACTTTGTTGCTGACAATTCAGCATACATTTATGCAGGTAAGAATCCTTCACAAGAAGCTGATACTTATTGGAACACTAGTCCATTGGCTTCAGGTTTCTCTGCGGCATTCACTCCAATCACAACCGGAGCCGGTCTTTGGGGATTAGAAGCACAAGGTGTTACCTTCTCGTCTATTGGTTCAGTAAGTTATACCTTTACTGGTGGTGTTGATTATTCCGCAAACGGTGGAATGGAGGCTCAACTGGGAGACTTGAACACTGCTTACGATTTGTTCTCTAATAAAGATGAGATCGAAGTTGATTATATCATCATGGGCCCTGGTTTGAGTGATGAGTCACAATCACAAGCCAAGGCAAATAAAGTCATCTCTATTGCTGAGGCGAGAAAAGATTGTGTTGCAACTGTGTCACCACACAGAGCAAACGTTGTTAATGTTACCAACACAACCACTGCTACAAGTAATCTGTTGAGATACTACTCACCACTTACTTCTTCATCGTATGCAGTCTTTGATAGTGGTTATAAGTATACTTTTGATAGATTCAATAACGAGTTCAGATACATTCCATGTAACGGTGATGTTGCTGGACTGATGACTAGAACTAACCTAGTTGCCTTCCCATGGTTCTCACCTGCAGGTACTCAAAGAGGAACTCTGAATAATGCCATCAAGTTGGCATATAATCCCACTAAGGCTCAAAGAGATCAACTCTATCCTGCAAGAGTTAACTCCATCATCAATCAAAAAGGTAGTGGAATCATTCTCTTCGGTGATAAGACTGGTCTTGGTTACGCGTCTGCATTCGACAGAATTAACGTAAGAAGACTGTTCCTCACAGTTGAACAGGCACTTGAAGGAGCTGCAAATTCTCAACTCTTTGAGCTCAATGATAGTAACACAAGGTCGAATTTCGTTAACATTGTTGAACCATACTTGAGAGATGTTCAGGCTAAGAGGGGTGTTTACGACTTCCTCATTGTTTGTGATGATACCAACAATACTCCTGAAGTAATTGACAACAATGAGTTTAGGGCAGACATCTACCTGAAACCAACCAAGTCGATTAACTTTGTCACTCTCACCTTCATTGCTACAAGAACTGGTGTCCAGTTCTCTGAAGTTGCAGGTCGTGGTTAATAACTATTACAAATATCTAAAACAGGAGTACTAAACCAATGGCAGAAGCAAAAACCATTTCTCAATTCAAATCAAAATTGGCGGGTGGTGCAGCCCGTAACAATTTATTTGAAGTTTCAATCCCTTCGTTTCCTTCAGCAATAAGTGATGCTTGGAACTCTGGTGACAATGGTGAGAACGGAGTTTTTAAATTCCTCTGTAAAGCAGCCAACCTTCCAGCATCAACTGTTGCCTCTATCGCTATTCCTTTCAGAGGTAGAAATCTGAAAGTTGCTGGTGACAGAACGTTTGCTGATTGGACCGTCACCGTCATGAATGACGAAGACTTCAAACTCAGAACCGCTTTTGAAAAGTGGTCTAATG